TTTGAACAAACTTGGATGAGTCACATGTTTCAAGAAACAATAAAAGGTAATATAAATCCCGCTTTATTACTTTTGACCCCCACTGAACATGACAGATTTGATTTTTATGATGGTAGTTTGAGAAAAGAATCTTGATAGTATTTATATACGATGGATTTCTATATCAAAAAGAACGCAACATTACCACTACTTAAAATGCAGGTAATTAAAGATGGTCGTAGCGAGTATCAATCGTTTATGGAATCTTTAACAACGGCATCAATATTTTTCACAATGGTAAATGTTGCTACAGGTATTCCAAAGATAGTTGCTAAACCAGCGTACATTGTAGAATTAACAGGTTTAGATGAAAATGCTGAACCCGAATACTATATTTATTTTAGGTTTACATCAAGAGACACAAATCAAGTTGGTCAATACGTAGGTCAGTTCTTAATAAAAAATGATGACGGTAATTTAATTTTACCCCTTAGAGATGAGTTGAACATTTACGTTCAAGAAAGTTTCATCATTGATAGTCCCTGTTGTTGATTCAACACTTTTTTAGATATATATTTTAGTAGGTGAGGAAGACAAATTCCGTATGTTCGGAAGATAATGTGTCACTCGTAAAATGTTGAATTATGATATCTAACGAAGAAATTGAATCTTTTCTTCAGGGCAACGACCCAGAAGAATTTATTGTGTCCATAGAATTTGACTATGTGACTGACTCCATTTATAAGATTAAGGAGATTCCTGGTAAGGGAAAACAAATTTTAAAAGACCATTTTGTTCCATTTGCGTGGGTTGGCGACCTTAGAGGATTAAATTTCTACCAAGGTTCAAAAGCATTACAAAAAGAGGCAATGTCAAAACATAAGATTGTTATTGACAAGTTAGAAACACATGGAAATGAAAGATTAGAAAAAGGTTTGACTTATATGGTTAAATCTTTGGCGGGATACAGAGCATTAACTCAATTTTTTCGTGATGGTGGTATAGACCCTTGGGGTGAGAAATCTCGTGAGTTATTTTTAATGTTACCCCCTGTTGAACAATACTTAATTCAAAAAGAAAAGAGACTATTCAAGGGGTATGAAGAATATAATGACATAACCAGATTTGTATTTGACTTGGAAACGACCTCACTTGAACCAAAGGACGGTCGTATTTTTATGATTGGAATGAAAACAAATAGAGGTTTTCATGAAGTTATTGAATGTGATACTGAAGAAAAGGAAAAACAAGGAATTATACGTTTTTTTGACACAATAAATGAACTAAAACCAAGTATTATTGGTGGATACAATTCATTTAACTTCGACTGGTATTGGATATTCGAAAGAGCAAAAGCTTTGGGTTTAGATATTAGAAAAGTTGCCAAATCATTAAATCCCGATAGACCAATTTCTCAAAAAGAACAAATGTTGAAATTGGCTAATGAGGTGGAAAGATACCCCCAAACTTCTATGTGGGGATATAACATTATTGATATTTTACATTCGGTACGTAGAGCTCAAGCCATCAACTCAAATATTAAGTCGGCAGGTTTGAAATATATTACTCAGTATCTAGAAATTGAGGATGAAGACCGTGTATATATTGACCATACGGATATTGGTCCCATGTATTCTAAGAAAGAAGAATATTGGTTAAACATCAAAAATGGTAAATATAAACGAGCTGACAATCCACAATTTGATAATTTGGATGTTAGATTTCCTGGTACCTATAAAAAAGTTACAGGTGACCAATTGGTTGAACAATATCTTGATGATGACTTGGATGAAACCTTACGAGTAGATGATGAATTTAATCAGGGTTCATTTTTGTTGGCGTCTTTGGTCCCAACAACATATGAAAGGGTTTCAACTATGGGTACCGCAACATTATGGAAAATGATTATGTTGGCTTGGTCGTATAAGTACAACTTAGCCATTCCTGAAAAACAAAGTAAAACCGATTTTGTTGGGGGACTATCACGTTTGATTAAAGTAGGATACTCAACATCTGTATTGAAATTGGACTTCTCATCACTATACCCATCAATTCAGTTGGTACACGATGTATTTCCTGAATGTGATGTGACAGGCGCGATGAAAGGTTTATTGGGATATTTTCGTTCAACTCGTATCAAATACAAACAATTAGCGGAAGAATTTGAAAAGTCTGACCCTAAAAAATCTAAATCTTATGACCGTAAACAATTACCTATTAAGATTTTTATTAACTCGATGTTTGGTGCATTATCCGCTCCACAGGTATTCCATTGGGGTGATATGTACATGGGTGAACAAATCACTTGTACGGGTCGTCAGTACTTGCGTCAGATGATTGGTTTCTTTATGAAACGAGGATATGAACCATTGGTTATGGATACTGACGGTGTTAACTTTTCATCACCACCAGATGTGGAAACTCGAAAATATATTGGACGAGGTTTAAATTGGAAAGTAAAAGAAGGTAAAGAATATATTGGTGCTGCGGCAGATATTGCCGAATATAACGATATATTCATGAGAGGAGAAATGGCTCTTGATAATGATGGTGTTTGGCCGGCGTGTATAAATTTGGCTCGTAAAAACTACGCTCTTATGACTGATAAAGGTAAAATCAAATTGGTTGGTAATACAATTAAATCAAAGAAATTACCAGGTTATATTGAGGAGTTTTTGGACAAAGGAATTAAATTACTTTTAGAAGGTAAGGGTAAAGACTTTATTGAATATTACTATGAATATATTCAAAAAATTTACGACCAAAAAGTTCCATTGGCAAAAATTGCTCAAAGAGCTAAAGTAAAACAGAGTTTGTCTGATTATAAATCAAGATGTACTCAAAAAACAAAGGCGGGTTCTTTAATGTCTAGACAAGCTCATATGGAACTTGCAATACAACACAAATTAAATGTTAATTTGGGTGATGTTATTATGTATGTTAATAACGGAACTAAAGCTTCTCATGGGGATGTTCAAAAAGTTAATAAACTTAAGAGTGGTTGGAGAGAAGATGATTTAAAATATTATTTAACAACTTATGGTAAAAATCCTGATGATAAGTTAGATTCTATGATTAGACTTAATTGTTATATGTTAGATACCTCTGAATTAGAAAATAACCCCGATTTAACCGGTGAATACAACGTTCCAAGAGCAATGTCAACATTCAACAAACGAATTGAACCATTATTGGTTGTTTTTAAAGATGAAGTTAGAAAGGCTTTGATTGTTGATAAACCTGAAGATAGAGGTATTTTTACCACTTCACAATGTGAACTAATTAACGGACATCCTTTGGGTGATGGTGACCAAGATGATTTAAATGACGTTTTAACAATATCCGAAAATGAATTAAGTTATTGGAAAAAAAGAGGTTTGGAACCAACGTATATCTATGATAACGCTGAAGATGGTTGGAGAGATTTAATGATAAACTTACCAGATTTTCAAACCATCTGAAGATAGTATATACCAAGTTTGGTTAATAAACACAAACTCAACACAGGCACCTTTTTCTAAGGTTATTTCGTCCCATTCTTCATCTACAGAATTCATGTCAGGAATAACAAGAACATTTGTCATTGCTTTGATTTTAATTCTATCAGTTGTTGATGAGTCTAATTTTAGTTTACAAGATTCAACTCCTCTAATTACAATGGAATATTCACCATTTGTTTTATATTCTTTTTCAGATACAATTGCCAGTTCTGAAGTTTTAACTTCAAAACCGTTAATAATTTTCTTTGCTGGTATACTTCTAATAATTGACATATTAAACTACTGTAATTGGAATTGGCATTGCTCTAAACTTAAGTTGTTTGTTTAAGTTTTCAGCGATTGACGCTTCTTTTTCCATTTGTTTTTCTGGACGAAGTCTTTCTAATCTTTCTTTAAGTTCTGTATATAAAGAGACTTTTTCATCTTTAGCCTCAGTTTGTAAAGATTGATAATCCATCGTTAACTCACTATCAGGAGTTTTTAAATTACCACTAAATTTACCACGAACTCTGGCTAATGTTTCTTTACAATATGAGGTAAACCATCTTCTAACCCATTGTTGTGCGGGGTCATTCAAATCAATCCACTCTAAAGCATCCAATGGGATGTCTGATGGTAATTTTACGATGTCAGGATTGTCTTTCAAACATTGGTCTCTATCGGCATCTCCAGTATCATAATACCAATACCAAACTCTACCTCTCATGAGTTCTGAGTCACCAAAATCAAATTTACCACCCGGTGTATTATAAAGCATTATGGCTCTTTTTCCATCTGGAAGTGCTGTTACTCTATAACTAACATCTGGTTGTATAATTCTTCTTTTTAAATTAACGTCTTGTAGTCTAGCTAAAACATCATAAGATTGGAAAAAGAAATATCCTCCACCACCATACCCTGTTTGAGCAAACCCGCCAGGTCCACCAAGTCCACCACTACCTCCAAAAGACCCAAATGACCATGGGTCAAACATCATGTTGTTTTCTTCTGCTGGCGAATACCATAAAAGTTCGTTAATTTCACGACCGGCAGGTATTTCATAAATTTGAACGTTTTCTTGTAATTCAAAATAGTCTTTTTTCAAAACCCAAGGACCATTACTTTGAAGACCTACAATTTTTGAATACGCGTAAGTATATTGAGTTTCCCAATCAAGAGTCCTTCTAACTAAAGCGTTAGCCACAGATTGGGTGTCTAAATTCATACCATAAAGTGTTGTCCACTGAGATTCAATTAACCAATCGTAAACGTATTGTGTATAATCACCAATGGACAATTCTAACAACGAGTCCATCATTTCAAACTCTAATTCAACCGCTCTTAATGGAGCGCCCAATTGATTTAAAATTCGATTGTAGAGTCTTGTTCTTTGTGGTTCAGGAATTACCGCCATATTTTTTTACTAATAAATATCTTTAACTTACAATTGATACAATTTTGTATCTACAGGAAAGAAATAAACACCATCAATTATTTTAGTTTTTGAATTATCAAAAATAACTAAGTCTTCTAAACGTTTTAAAAATATCATCCAATCCGTTTTGTATTTTTTAACATTCGCAGTTCCATCAACTTTATAATCATCTTCCACTCTTGTTATATGACTGAACGGTTTAACTTGTGCAGTATGTTCTTTTCCGTCTATAATAATTTTAACATCCACACCAGCCATCATATCTTCCTTACTTCCAAGTTCACCTATTCTAATCACATTGTCATCACCAAAAACTGACTTTAGTTTCTCAACAACAACATCTTCGGTTTTATTACCTTTTGTGGATGTTGCTCCCATAACACCCATTATTGTTTTAAATGTTTCTGATTCTGATGAAAAAACTCTAAATTTAACTTGGTTTAAAATTTTTAACATCCTAACCATTTCATCAACTTGTTCTTTTGGATTTTTGTTTGAAAAATCTATTATGGGTTGACCAACTTTATTTAGGTATTTGTTAAGGTCTTTTTTAAGAACACAAAAAGCACTGTAGTTAGTGTTTAAATAATTTATAACAGACCTACCTTCACCTTCTAAATTATAAATTCCTGACATTTGACCTGGTGCATATTCATCTCGTCCATAATATCTGTCGGCAAAAACTTCTTTTAAAATTTGCATTATCGCATTTTTATAAACCGATAATGCGTCTCTATTTGTATTAAATAATTTTTTCGAATCCATCTTTTCAGATTGGGTACATGGTTCGCTTTTAACAGCTTCGGTCAATACTTCCTTAGCGATTTGAGATTCTTTAATTTGTTTGTCAGATTTTAATTTTAATTCATTCTCAACATAATCCCAATTGACAACCTTCCAAAAGTTCTTAATGTATTCATCACGTCTATTTCTATACTTTAGGTAATACGCGTGTTCCCATAAATCCAATCCCAATATTGGGTAACCACCTTGTTCAACAACATCCATAAGAGGATTGTCCTGATTTGGGGTTGTCATAATTTTTACAACACCTCTTTTTGTAAGAACTAACCAAACCCATCCTGAACCAAATCTATCCTTAGCTTGACCTTCAAACTTCTTTTTAAAATTTACAAATGAACCAAATGCTTGATTGATTTTTTTGGTTGTAATTGGACCCATTTTAGTTGGTTTTGGGGTTAACATCTTCCAAAATAATTGATGGTTATAAGCTCCACCAGCATTATCACGAATAAATTTATTAAACCTTTCAATAGTTTTTATAATTTCTTCTAATGATAATTCTTTATCATCTTTGTTATTTAGAGCGTTGTTTAACTTATCAACGTACCCTTTATAATGCTTGTTGTAATGAACATTCATTGTCTCAGGGTCAATAAATTGTTTCAACGCTGAGTATGAATACGGTAATCTTTCTATTTTAATTTGTTTGTTTTCGTTAACACTTTTTCTAATTGATTGTTCGTGTTTTCTTTTTTCTTCGTTTTTTTGTAATTCTTCTTCAATTACTTCAATCTTATTTTTAAGATTCTTCATATGTGCGGCTTATTAAAAGTTTATTGTTTATAAATAAGCCGATTTTCATTTATCTTCTCCAATTATTTATAACTTCTAAAATTTCTTGGACATAATCACCATTTGCAATTTTATCTCCCATGACAGTTTCAAAAATATCTTTCTTCTTTTTGAGCATGTCATAAATGATTCCCTCAACAGTATTGTCAAAAATTGGGTAATAAACTAACACATTATTTTTTTGTCCATAACGGTAACTTCTATCCTCGGCTTGTGAGTGGTCCGAAGGTAAAAATGATAAGTCATTCATTACAACAGCTTCACCCGCGGTTAAAGTAATACCAACACCAGCCGCTTTAATATTCCCAACAAACACCATTACATTTTCGTCAGTTTGAAATCTATCAACAGAAATTTGTCTATCTTTTTGGGACATACTACCATCAAGTCTAACAGCCTTTTTTCCAAAATGTTCCAATATCATTTCCAAAGTTTTTGTAAAGTTTGTAAAGACAATAACTTTTTTACCCTGTTCAATAATATTTTCACAAAGTTCAATAGTAGAACTAACTTTTTCTTCGGCAATCACTTGTCTAACTTTAGTTAATTTTGTAAATTGAAGTGTTAAAGAATCCGCTTCACCGCTTTTGTCATACCACTCATAATACTCACCCATTAAAGATTCATATTCTTTTGATTTTAATCTAAGATAAACAGGTGTTATAATTTTATCAGGTAAATCTAACACATTTTCTTTAAGTCTTCTTAATACTTGTGGTGATGTTCTGTCTCTTAATTCTTCTAAATTAGAAGCCCCACTTACATTCCAAACTTTTCTTTTTCCCGCTCTGAATTGAAATCCGTTACAATACCTTTTAACATATGCCATCCAATTAAGTGCTACAGGACTATCGATTAGGTTAAGTAAATTAAAATAGTTAATTGGTCTTGAGGTAATTGGTGTACCTGTCAACAACCATAACCTATCAATATTTTTAACAATATCGTTAATTAACTTGGTTCTTTGTGCTTGTTTGTTTTGAATATAATGAGCCTCGTCAACAATTACCAAATCAAAACCTGAGTTAAGAATAAGTGATTTTGATTTATCTTTTTCATCGTGAAAGTTTTTTATTATATCATAATTGATAATAATAAAATCACCATCTTCCCATTTTTTCCCTTCAATAATAGATGTAGGTCTATCAGAATAATTTTGAATTTCTCTTTGCCAGTTAATCTTTAAAGACGCTGGACATATTATCATAATTTTTTTAGCACCCGTTTCTAAAGCAGCGATAATGGTTGATGTGGTTTTACCCAATCCCATATCATCCGCCAAAATAAACTTTTTGTTTTCGAGCAAAGACTTAATAGCCTCTTTTTGATGTTCTAATGGTGGACGGTTTGAGTATTTGTCAAAATCAATAACAACATTTTTAACTTTATTATCTTTAAATAACGCCGCTTTGGGAACCCAAAAATCTTTAATTTCTTCGGATTCAAAATACTTACCCCAAATATGGTATGACGTATCTTTTTCAACTAGTAACTTTTCAACATAAACATGTGTTGGTGTTTGTTGAAACAATTTTTCATCAGCAATTTTATTGGCAAAATACATATCCAAACCAACCCATTTTTTAGCAACCTTAGGTATATTTGTATGGTAGTTAACTATGTATTCGGCTTGAGCTCTTGTAGGATAAAACTTTGGATTGTTAATCATTTTGGATTTTAACCGCATAATATAATTGTTAGCTCCTTCATACGTTTCAAGTATGTCGAGGGCTTTCCTTTCCACAACGGAAATATTATTTATGTTTTCAGCATTTTCCAATCTTTGAAAAGATAATAAAAATTGTTGTATTTATCAATATATCGTTTTTTATGTCTGAAAAGTTAGTTCCAATTACAAGATTAGGTAAATTCTTCGGTGGTGAGGATTTTTCTTTAGATATTTCTATGGGTCGTGAATGGCTTGGTGGTGATATGAATTTTGAACTTATTGTATATAAAGTTGATAGAACAAAAACGGTACAGGATGATGTATATGGTGAAGTATTACAGGATGGTATTCAATTTTTACCGCCAGTCTCTGTTACCGCATATGTTAGAATTGAAGAAGCGACCCCTACTTTTATGGGTAATAGTAAAATAATCCAAAATGAACCAGGATTATTAAAGTTTTCAATTTATAAAAAAGATTTGGAAGATTTACAATTGGATATTGAACTTGGTGATTATATAGGATATTGGATTACCGAGTCACAAGCTCGTTATTATTCAGTTATTGATGCGGGTATTCCTGATTATGATAATAAACACACTTACGGAGGATATAAGTCATTCTATTATTCATACACCGCAACACCTGTAAGTGAAAATGAATTTAGAGGATTATAATGGCATACCCAAAAAAAATAATACCAACAATAAATCTTAAACCCGAAAAAATTCTTTGGGAGAGAAGAGAACAACTTGTTGATTATATTAAGGAAGATGGAACTTATTTACCTAAATCATTGCTACATCCTGATTTAGATAGGGGATTTTTAGATTTTGTTAAAGAAGATTTACAAACTGTTGTATCTGGTCAAATAGTACCAATGGTTGATTTAATTATCACAACACAAAACTGGGCTCAATTCACTGAAACTTGGAATTTCCAAGATTTAAATGGTAATCCAACACTTCCATTTATTACAGTTGTTCGTCAACCTGATGTAAAATACGGAAACAATCCGGCAATTATATATAACATTCCTAATAGAAAAGAATACTACTATGCTGCGGTTCCATCATGGAACGGTAATATTAAAGGTATTGATATATACAAAATACCACAACCTGTTCCTGTTGATATTACTTACCAAGTAAAAATTTTGTGTAATAGAATGAGAGAGTTGAATGAATTTAATAAAAATGTAATTCAAACTTTTGCATCAAGACAAGCCTATAGAATGATAAATGGTCACTACATTCCAATTATTCTTAATAATATTTCGTCTGACGAATCTGTAACAGATTTTCAAAAAAGAAGATTTTATATTCAAAGTTACGAATTTACTATGATGGGTTTCCTATTAGATGAGGAAGAGTTTGAGGTCGCCCCCGCGGTATCAAGAGTTTTTAATAGCTTTGAAGTAGATACTCAAAACCCAAGAACAAAAAGAAAAAAATATCCTGAAAATAAAGATGTTGTTAAAACTATTGTTGAGTTTGATTCATCAGTGGTTTCAAAATCATTAGTAGCAGATTATACTGGTGATTTTAACTTGTTAGGTTCAAATAATGTTAGCACTTATGAAGTTTATATAAATGATGATTTTTACGGAACCAATATTGAAACGATTCAAGTTAATACTAACGACACACTGAGGTTTGATATAACTAAGTCAACTACAGGTCAAACATCTAATTTGGAGTACTCTATCAAACTACTTTAATATTCTCCGTAGATATCTTTTTTTCCTTGACAATTTTCTTTAATTAAATTTTCCAAAAACTTATACATCTTAATACCCTTTTCATCACAATACTTTTTTAGTATTTGATGTGACTCTTCAGATATCTTTAAGTTTTTAATCTTCTTCTGCATAAGGTAGAAAAAAGGCAGAATATAATCTGCCCATTTTATAAATAGATTATATAAAGTAAAGTTTTTCTGTTTTCTGTGAATATTTATGTAATAAAAATAAATTAAACTGAATAACAACAAGAAAAATGGCAGTATCAAATAAAATTTTCGTTTCTCCTGGTGTATACACATCAGAAAGAGACCTTAGCTTCGTAGCTCAAAGTGTGGGTGTAACAACTTTGGGTCTTGTTGGTGAGACATTAACAGGTCCAGCGTTTGAACCTATCTTTATCACTAACTACGATGAATTCGAAGCTTACTTTGGCGGGACAATTCCTGAAAAATTTGTAAACACCCAAATCCCTAAATACGAATTGGCCTATATCGCCAAATCATACCTTCAACAATCTAACCAATTGTTTGTAACAAGAGTACTTGGACTATCGGGTTACGATGCGGGTCCATCTTGGTCTATAACAACAATTGCTAATGTTAGCGGTTCAACAGTTGGTTTAAACACGGCAAGTACCGGAACAACTTTCAGTGTTAACTGGTCAGGTTCTACAGGTTCGACATCAGTTAATTTTACAACATCGTTCCCGTCAATAATTGAAACCCAATTAAATACCCAATACACACAATATAATGGAAGTACTACAACTTTTCAAAATGACTTAAACACACAAATTACTGAAATTATAAATGATTCGGGTTCAACATCAGGAAGTTCCATTTCTTATTTTGGTACAATACCTGCTTCAGGATATACTGGATTGTCAACTACTTACACCGCAGAGACAAACGTATTCCAAGTTTCTGGCGTTTCAACATCAGATGCTGATTTTACATCAAGTTTAAATGATTCTTGGTATTACTCTAACTTTAATATTTCATCAGGAAACGCGTATACAGGTTTCTCTTTCTACACATTAGTAAATCAAATGGCTGATTTAGGTTCTGGAGCTTTTACTGGTACAGTTTCAGGAACGGTATACACATATACAGGTACTGCTTATTCAGACTATAACAATTTGGTGGTGGCAACTCTTCGTTCAAGAGGTATTTCAACATATGTTGGTTCAAATACAGGTCCGGCTTACCAAGTAACAGGTTTAACAAGTGTTGTTATTGATGATACTGGTTCATATTCAGGTATTTCTCAAAACCCATACGCACAATTTGCGATTTCAGGTTATACAGACGGAGCTTCATCACCTGAATCATTCTCATTTGCAACATCATTAAATAGTTCAGATGCTAACTACATCAATAAAGTATTTGGTGTTTCTAACTTTGGTAAACCAAGAGCTGAAATTCCATTGTTTACTGAAGAGTGGTATCAGAACTTATTAAACTACGGATATAACAAAGGTTATATTAGAGGTCTTAATTCTACATTAGTATCATTACCAGGATTAAGATATGGTTCTACAACAGGAACAATTGCATATTATTTAGAAAAATATAAATCAGCAGAATCTCCATGGGTTGTATCACAATTACGTGGTAGTACGGTTGATAAAATGTTTAAGGTTATCACAATTGCTGATGGTAACAGTGCTAACACACAAATAAAAATTTCAATTCAAAATATATCATTTACCAACGGCTCATTTGACTTAGCGGTTCGTGATTTCTTCGATACAGATACTAATCCTGTTATCTTAGAAAAATTCACAAATTGTTCTATGGACCCTGCTAACAATAGTTATATTGGTGTTAAAATTGGAACATCTGACGGAGAATATGCATTAAATTCAAAATATATTATGTTGGAATTGAACGTTGATTGTCCAATCGACTCACTTCCAAGTGGATTTGAAGGTTACACAATTAGAGAGTACTCAAGTGCAACACCTCCATTCCCAGTATATAAAACATCATACAATTTCCCAGGTCAAGTTATTTACAACCCACCATTTGGCACAACTGCGGGAGCTGATAATTCTGTTGAAAGCGCTGGTGACAAAGTTAGAAGTTCTTACTTAGGTATTTCTTCACAAATTGGATATGACCCTATGTTCTACGAATATAAAGGAGCTCAAAAACCTAATAATCTTTGTGTTGATGTGGTAGCAGAACCTTGGAATTACATAACAAAAGGTTTCCACATGGATTCAGGAGCTACTGTTGTAACAATCGCAACTGGACCTACTTCAGGTACATCAGCTTTTGATTGTGGTGACGCTTCATTCCAATCTGACCCTGAAACTTCTGCGAGTCCTTACTACCAAATCCAAGCACGTAAATTCTCATTCTTAGTACAAGGTGGTTTTGACGGATGGGACATTTACAGAGAATACAGAACTAACACTGATAGATTTGTATTGGGTGGAGCTGGTTATCAAGCGGGAGCTTGTTCAACAACTCGTTATCCAAACGCAACAGGTTGGGGAGCGTTTAAACCAATTACAATTAGTAACTTCACTGATTTTGCTAATACTGACTACTATGCTTACTTGTTAGGTATCTACACATTCAATAACCCTGAGGCAGTAAACATTAACGTATTTGCAACTCCTGGTATTGACTATGTTAATAACTCAAACTTGGCTGAAGCGGCTATTGATATGGTTACATATGACAGAGCTGACTCTATCTACGTTGTAACAACACCTGACAGTAACGTTTATATACCAACTCAAACAGACAACTTTATATACCCAACTGAGGCGGTTGATAATCTTGACAATACTGGTATCGATAATAACTACACAGCAACTTACTACCCATGGATTTTGGTTAGAGACACTGTAAATAATACACAAATTTACATTCCACCAACAAATGAAGTATGTAGAAACTTAGCATTAACTGATAATATCTCATTCCCATGGTTCGCAACTGCGGGTTATACAAGAGGTTTAGTAAATGCTATCAAAGCACGTAAGAAACTTACACAAGAAGATAGAGATACTTTATACCAAGGTAGAATTAACCCAATCGCAACATTCTCTGATGTTGGAACAGTAATTTGGGGTAATAAAACTTTACAAATTGCTGACACAGCGTTGAACAGAATTAACGTAAGAAGATTGTTATTACAAGCTCGTAAGTTAATTTCGGCAGTAGCTGTAAGATTGTTGTTTGAACAAAATGACGCTAAAGTTAGACAAGACTTCTTGGATTCAGTTAACCCAATCTTAGATGCAATCAGAAGAGATAGAGGTTTATATGATTTCAGAGTAACGGTAAGTAATTCACCTGAAGATTTGGATAGAAATACTATGACAGGTAAAATTTACTTGAAACCAACTAAGGCACTTGAATTCATTGATATTGAATTCTTGATTACCCCAACTGGAGCTTCATTTGAAAACATTTAATAATTATGGTGGGGAGAAATCCCCACCTTTAGCCATTTTTTATACATGAAAAGAAATTTAATTGAGGGATTTGATGATGTAGGAACACCAGATTTAAAGTATTACGCTTTTGATTGGGACGATAATATTATGTTTATGCCAACCAAGATTATTGTTTTAGATGAAAATAATAATGAAGTTGGTATGTCCACAGAAGATTTTGCTGAATATAGAAGTAAAATTGGTAAAGAACCATTTGACTATAAAGGTGTTAAAGTTGTTGGTTTTGCCGAAGACCCGTTTAGAAATTTTAGAACTTTAGGGGACAAACAATTTTTAATTGATTCAATGAGAGCAAAGGCGGGACCGGCTTGGCCAGATTTTGTCGAAACAATCAATAACGGTTCAATCTTTTCAATTATTACTGCAAGAGGTCACCATCCAAACACATTAAAAGAGGCTGTTTACAATTTAATTGTGTCTGACCATATGGGTATCAATAAAGACTTATTAGTTAGAAATCTTAGAAAATACCGTGACATTCACGATATGGAAGATAAGAGTGATGCCGAACTGATTAAAGAATATTTAGAATTAAACAAATATTACCCCGTATCTTACGGTACTGATGCGGGAGCCGCCAGTCCTGAGGAATTAAAAGTTAGTGCAATGAAAGAATTTATTTCTTATGTTAAAACTCAAGCTAAAGAACTAGGGAAAAAATTATACATTAAAGATGATGTAAGAAATAAATTTGTACCTAGTATTGGATTTTCAGATGATGATATAAGAAATGTAGAAGTTATGAAGAAACATTTTGAAGATGAACCATCATTACAAACTTACTCTACAGCAGGAGGAACTAAAACTAGATTCTAAGGGAGAATAAACTTTTCAAAAACAAAGTAAATACAAAAATTTTCAAATAGGAAGTATTTATAGTGAAATAAATAAAACAACTAATAAAAGAAAAAATATACCATGGCTGATTTATTGATGAAAATGCCGGTTCCGTATGAACCAAAAAGAGCGAATCGATTTATTTTAAGATTTGACACCACATTGGGTATTAACGAATGGTTTGTAGAATCATCAGGTAGACCCAATATTGATATTAACCCAGTAGAAATCCAATTTTTAAATACATCAACTTTTGTTGCTGGTAGATTTAAATGGAATGCTATAAATGTGAAATTCCGTGACCCAATTGGTCCATCAGCAACACAAGCGTTGATGGAATGGGTTCGTCTACACGCTGAATCTGTAACTGGTCGTATGGGATACGCCGCAGGTTACAAGAAAAATGTTGACTTAGAAATGTTAGACCCAACAGGTGTTGTTGTAGAAAAATGGATTTTAGAAGGATGTATGATTACTAAAGTGGCTTGGGACCAAGTTTCTTATAGTGATGACAAATTAGCAGGACTTGAAGCAACATTGCAGATGGACCGTTGTATCTTAGTTTACTAATATAGTATTTACTTTTTATTGATAAATAAATTTTGTTAGGTATATTTAAACACAGGGGCTAATCCCTGTGTTTTTTTTTATGGAAGATAATGTATTAGAATATGGTCAAAAAGATTTCTCGTTACCACACGATGTGGTAAAATTACCATCAGGTGGTAAATTTTATAAAAACAAAAAAAAATCTGTTAAAGTTGGTTATCTAACTGCTGCGGATGAAAACATTATCTTATCAACCAATTCAGATAATATTGTAATGTCATTGGTTCGACAAAAATTATATGAACCCGATTTAAAACCTGAGGAAATGTTAAATGGTGATATTGAAGCCATTTTAATATTTTTAAGAAACACATCATTTGGACCCGAATATAATGTCCAACTTGTAGACCCTGTAACAGGAAAAAAATTCGCATCTGTAATTAAATTAGATGAATTAGACTTCAAAAAAACTGAGACTGAACCAAATGAAGATGGTACTTTTAATACTACTTTACCCAAATCTAATGTAAAAGTTGTTTTAAAACCATTAACTTATCAAGAGATGGCTCAAATCAATAAAGATGCTGAAATGTATCCTACCGGTAGAGTTGCTCCAAGAATCCAATGGAAATTACAAAAACAAATTGTTTCTGTTAATGGTGATAGTGACAAATCAACAATTGTAAAATTTGTTGAAGGTCTTCCAATTATGGATTCAAAATACATTAGAAATTTCATTGATGAAAATGAACCAAGGTTAGATTTAGCCAAAACTGTTATTGCCCCGTCAGGAGAAAAGGTAGATGTGAACATCGCCTTCGGGGTAGAATTTTTTCGGCCTTTCTTCTGATTACTCAAGATACCAATTAGACGAATTTTACCTTTTAGCTCGAGACCTTCACATGTCTTGGGGTGATTATTTAACTATGCCAACATACGCTAGACGATATTTAATTGACAAAATAGTTGAAAGTCACAAAAAACCTTAAGTAATTCTATTTATTATAAGGTTTTAAATAAAAATGCAGACAAATCCAACACCCAATCAAAATCAAAACCAACCTCCTGACCAAACAAATTTAATTGAGAAGGGGTTATCTAAAGTTGATGACTTTAACTCAAAGGTAAAGTCTGCTATAGATATTTTAATTGTTAGAACTCAACAATCATCTGCGGAAATTGCGGGGTTATTTGGTACTACACAACAAGCTGTAAGGGGTATTAGAGAAGAAATTGCGGTTGCAACACCTAGAATTATTGAATTAGGTGGTTCAACACAAGACGTTCTAAATATTCAAAGAGATATTGCACAAAATTTAAATACAAATGTAATAACTTTAGGAGAGACAACCTCAGATTTATTCACCGCAGCTAAAGCTGTAGGATTATCAAGTGAGAATGTTGGTGAGTTAGTGTCAGGATTTCGTGATGCTGGTATTGAAAGTGCTTTTATTAGAGATAGAATACAAGACAGTGTTGACATTGCAAGAGCTGTTGGTGTTAATACAGGTGCTGTATTTAAAGGTGTTCAAAGTAATTTATCTAAGATAAATGAATTTGGATTCCAAAATGGGGTACAAGGATTAGCAAAAATGTCCGCACAAGCTGCTGGTCTTAGAATCAGTATGGATAATGTATTTAGATTTGCTGACAAAGTTTTTGACCCTGAAGGTGCTACTGACATGGTTGCTGCTTTCCAAAGATTAGGTGTTGCTGCGGGTGATTTAGCAGACCCATTTAGGTTAATGTATTTGGCTTCTGAAGATGTTGGAGAACTACAAAATCAAGTGGTTCAAATGACACAGAAGTTTACATATTTTGATGAAAAATCAAAAGAATTTAAAGTATTTCCAAACGCAAAAAGGGATTTGAGGGAATTAGCAACTCAAATGGGTATAAGTTATGATGAGTTGGTTAAAATGTCGATAGGTCAACAAAAGTTGAACGCAATTCAAAAAGATTTTAAATTTGCCGGAATTGATGAAGAATCAAAACAATTTATCGCTAATGTTGCATATCTAAATAAAGAAGGGGCTTACGAAGTTAAATTGGAAACTGGTGAAACAAAATTAGTTTCTGAATTAAGTAACGAAGACGTTCAAAAACTTACCGAAGAACCTGCTACTTTAGAAGATATTGCCAAAGCTCAATTAACAAACTCAGAATTACAAATCTCAGCGCTAAATTCAATCGCCTTTAAACTTGGTGCGGTACCTGCTGGTGCTAGAATTACCGGTGATTTAAATGAGATACTAAGAGCATCAGTCCAAGGACTATCTCAAGAGGGTTTGGGATTACTTCCTGATGTTAGAACAGGTATAGACCGAGTAAACAATGTTGGTGATGCAGCTGCGGTTGCTATTACAAAACTTATATCTGGTGAGGGTAGTTTAGAAGACTTAGGTAATATTGTTGGTGTAACAACAAAAGAATTAGGTGAGGGATTAAGTGGGTTAAGCAAACAAATAAGTGAACTAGACTTAGGTGAATCAATTTCCAAGTATATCAATGAGAATAATAAGTTATTTGAAACTCTTTCTGCTGGTACAAAAAAATTAACAGAGACGGCATTAACAACTGTAACACCCGTATTATCACCCGAAGGTGCTAAACCAATTATTAACGCACCAACAACCCAACAAAATTTAATTGTTAACCCAATACAACACCAAGGAACTATTAAAGTTGAAGTAACAACACCTGCCGGCACAACACAAACACTTACTGACTCCCAAGTGGCTGACTTATTTAAGAATGAACAATTTTTAAAACAATTAAATAAGATGATATCAGACTCACAAGTTAGTGGACCATATTCGAGTGTACCAAACAAGATTGGTAGTTAAAAAATTAACTAACACCTATTTATAGAAAAATAAAATAATGCCAAGTCCGTTAAGTTTCAGTGCGACAAAATTATTAAGGGATAAGTTACTCTTAAGAAACTTATTACCATATGTAAAACCTGGAAATTTTGTTCCCACATCGGCACCAGGAACTTCGGAACTAGTACAAAGTGATTACAATATCGTTGATTCACCTGATATTTTAATAGATAGTAGTCCATACTCAGATATACTTTATCCACTTAATGAATTTGGTCCATTAGGTGGGTATGACAAAGATATTAGTGGTTTAATAAACACATCACCAAACAATCCAAATCAAGGACCTTACGGTGCTTATCCCCCATATACGGATGCCTTAGAATTATATTCAACAACATTCCAAAAAAGACAATACATTAAAAACGTGTATGGACCACAAGGTGGTTACTTAAATTTATATAATATTGGTGATATTGTTAAGGTACAAAAAAACGCCACATATTGGGACCCACCAAGTTTTAGACCTTCATCGTATTCACCATACGCAGTTTTAATACAAGAAGACCCAACAGGTGATAATGGTTTATTATCCCAAGATTCTGAGATGGCAAAAATTGCTACAGAAAGGGCGAAATATTCATTTAAACAAAGAGTTGACCAAAATGTTAGGAACAATACTATTGGTAGGGTAAATATTTTAAATGGTTTACAAGACCCGGTTAATTTATCCCAAATAATTGCTGGTAAAAGACCAATTGTCGATAGAGATTGGAAAATTACATCAGGTGGTGATGCAATATCACAAGGACAAGATATTGTCCAAAGAATTGCCGGATTCACATTCCCATTCTCACCAATTCCTGGTAGTTATTTTGAACAAAGAGATTTTAACTCAACACAATCGGAATCACAAGCCGCTGGAAGGGGTTTAAGAGGTGGTCTATTTGGTTTATTTGGTAGTAGACCAACATCACCATCACAATTATTTTTGGACTACACTGGCTCAGGACAAAGAGCTCAGTTGACATCTAATATTGACATGAACCGTTTCCGTCCGAAATACAATACGGGTGGTACGGGTATTATTTCAGCACTTGGAAATGCTATTACAGGTGGATTTGCCGATGCCGCATCTGCAGGATTTTATTATGTTGGTAGTCCTGAAAGAGAACCGGGTTATTTAACATCACCTCCTGGTGAAGTACCAATTGACCAATTTGGTGAACAAGTAAACGCTCCTGTTTATGGACCTGACATCTTAGGTAAAGAATATGAAGGACCCGACCAAAACTTTGAATTTGGTTTGGCGGGAAGAACATATGATGATACTGGTGATATTACAGGTGGATTTTCTTGGGTTAATGGTAAATGGGCACCAAATGCTGGTAGGTATCAAAAACCTGGTGGTGATTATGGTCAACAAGACCCTGACTACCCTTCAATTGCCGATGATTTAACATCAACATCATCAATCAATTATGATTTCAAACCTGGGTCTATTTTAGATGATACTCAGAGACTTATTGATTCTGTCCCAAATACTGGTGCTAGATTTGGACACGTTGGTAATGCCATTGACCAAACATCTAAAGTTTTCTTTGACGGATATAAAGAAATTACTAAAGGTTCACAAGTTATAAGATATACTGACGGACAACAAAATGTGGGTATGGAGTATTGTAGAGTGTTCTCAAAAGACACTCCGTATATGACATTTAATGATTTACAAAAAAGAGACGGTAACATTCGTAAGTTTTCTTACTCTGTAATGGATTCGACATATAATATCAATATTGCTCCTGAAAAAGGGGGTGATAGTATTGTTAATGGGCAAGTTAAGAAATATATGTTTTCTATTGAAAACTTGGCTTGGAGAACAGGATACAGACCAGGATATCGAGTTGATGATTTGCCCGCTTGTGAAAAAGGACCAAATGGTGGTAGAGTGATGTGGTTTCCCCCATATGATTTAACATTTACTGAGGACACTAGACCATCATTTAATGAAACAACATTTTTGGGAAGACCCGAACCAATATACACATATAAAAATACATCAAGAAGCGGCACTTTAAAGTGGAAAATGATTGTTGACCACCCTTCAATTATGAATTTAATTGTCAACAAAGTGTTGGCCAACCAAGGTGATAGAGAAAAAGTTGATTCAATTGTTAATTCCTTCTTTGCTGGATGTAAAAAGTATGATTTATATGAGTTGGCAAAAATTTATAATACTGTTCCGTTAACCGATTTACAAGCTTGGCAGGAAATTGTTAACAACCCAAATGTATCACAAGAACAATATCGTGACGTTTCTAATAATTTGGGTAATAATTCAGAATCAACCGCTAGTTTAGCGGGAGGTTCGACAACATCGTCACCACAAACTGTTGATTTTAACACTTACGTTGGTTTAGGATTTTATTTTGATAACGATATTCCTGGTCCACAGACTGGTGTGGTGGCAAATGCCGCATATCAACAATCTTATAGTGCTTATATTTCATCACCAAATCAGTTGTCTTATGAACAAAACGGACAAAACGCCCAAGCAACAAACACTTTCTTTTCAGGTGTTGTTGAAAACAATTTTACCCAAATAGAACAACTTGGTCTTAAAGTTTATGAACAATTAACTCAAAACCAAGTACAACAAGTAACTATTGAATTACAAGCAAGTGCGTCACCACCACAAACTCAAGGATATAATAAAGATTTAGGAAGTCGTAGGATAGATTCCGCAATTCAATTTTTCCAAACTTATAGTTTTCCTGGAGGTATTTCATTAAATGATTTTATTAACGATGGTAGATTAGTAGTAAAAGGAACTAGTGTTGGTGAAACAACCACCGTATCACCAAAAGGTGTTATCAATCTTGGTAATTTTAATTGTACTGACGGTGACCCAAACAATCAACCAAACAAAGAAATTTACACAGTTAGAGCAATGGCTTGTAGAACTGCGTTAATTAAAAATGTTACTGCAACACCTGTTGTTCCAAATTCACAACCAACAAACACAGCACCAAACGCTAATTTGGTTGCTGACGGAAAAAATCCACAACCAATTAAACCTGGTGCAAACGTTAACAGTGGGTCGCAACAGCCGCAAAAAGACCTATATAAAGGTGCGTCTAAAAAACTACTAAGATACTTATTAAATGAATGTGATTATTTTGAAGTCTTAAAGGCTGAAAATCCATTTATATATGATTCTATTAAAGAAAAATTAAAATATTTTCAACCGTCATTCCACTCAACAACACCTGAAGGACTTAACTCAAGATTAACGTTCCTACAACAATGTATGAGACCTGGCGACACCATACCAACTATTGGTCCTAATGGTGAGAAATTATATAATGATGCTCTTAACACATCTTTTGGGGCACCGCCAGTGTTAGTTTTAAGAGTTGGTGATTTTTTTAATACCAAAATAATTCCAACATCAATTAACTTTAGTTACGACAAAACGTTTGATATGAATCCTGAAGGTATTGGATTCCAACCCATGATTGTTGAGGCTAATTTGAGTTTTAATTTTGTTGGCGGTTCTGGATTGAAAAATCCTGTGGACACATTACAAAATGCGTTATCATTTAACTATTATGCAAATACTGAAATGTATGATGAAAGAGCCGAAGCTACTGAAGATACTAGTAAATTAGACAAACAAATTGTAGATGCGTTAACAAAACAAAATCCTGTTGTTGGTGTATCAAATAATCAAGGTCAAAATACTAATGATGGTGGAAATACGATTGGGGTATTCACTTCAACCGGTGCAACATCAAGTGGTGTTACAGGTACCATAGAATATGCAACATTTATGAATAATTTTGTTACCAAAACGGGTGAGTATTATAACGGGGTGTTGAATATGTTTAACAGTACATTATTAAACTATAATTACCCAACACTTCAATTACTTAATAGTTCTAAAGATAATAACATAGGTTATAATACTGGTTCATTTGGTTCTACAACAACTACTTTGTACGGTAAGCCATTAAAAACTCAAGAACTTCTTAACTCAGCATTTGATAAGTTATTGTCAGACTTAGATGATGAAACACTACCGATTTTTTCAACATTTGGAGCTGCGGTTACAAACGCTCAAAAAAGAATTTTTAAATCAAATTACAAAAAATTTGTAACAAACACATATAAAGAAACATTTATTGGTGGTACAACAGAACCAGTAAATACTTTAGTTCAAATAGAACAAGATTATGTATACAATGCTGATAGATTAAATTTTGTTGTTTCAGGTTCTACAAATGGTCAAGACGGTAAATTAAATGATAAAAATATTGCTGTTATATTCTCAACCACAGGTAATAGTGAAACTGTAAATGGAGCTTCAATTGACACATATACTTCTTTAAAGAATGATTATACAACAATTGCAAATAACAATAACCAATTTATATCAGCTTTAACATCTGCCAACTTATTTGTACCGACAGCGTTTAATAGTGGTATTGACCAATACACATTACCTGCTGGTTTTGATGGATTGAGTTCATCACCTAAAAAGATTGAATACTTATGTATGTCTGTTGCGTTATCTGATAAAAACAAAACAACATTTGTTAATGATTTAATAGTTGGTTTAGACCAAACAACTAAAAACGTTGTTGAAAACTATTATGGAAATCTATTATATAATGAATATAAAAAATATAATGAGAATGGGATTTCAATTTTAAACGGATTTAAAGACAGTGAAACCGGTCAAACTTATGTAAAATACACACCAACTTTTGGAACAACTCAAACAAGAATTTTTGCTGCCTCGGAAAATAGTTCTGCTGATGAAGCAACTAAGAAAACCCTTCAAAGTATTTACGCAAATAAAAACGATAGTAATAACTTTAATCCTTACAACTTTAAACGTAAATTTAACTAATGGACGCATATTATAACCGATACCAACAATTCTTGATTAACGGTGAACAAACTGTTGTTCCATTTGTGCCGTTACCATCCAAAACTTCCGACCAAAGATATATCTATAGAACAGGTTTTAGTAGGTTAGATAAAGTATCACAACAATATTATGGTACACCTTTATTTGGTTGGTTAATTTTACAAGCAAATCCTCAGTATGGAGGATTGGAATGGAATATACCTAACAATAGTATATTGACTATACCATATCCTCTCATATCTTCATTACAGGATTATAAAAATGGTTTAGATAACTATTTCTTCTATTATGGCAGGTAACGAATATAACACTAATGATAATATACTTGTAGATTTCGATTACCAAAATATTGTTTTAGTAGACCCGAATAAAACAGTAAATTTGGATGGAACCATTCAAGAAAGACAAATCCATCATGGAAATTTAGTAATGTATGCAAACTTGGAGGCAAAAATGCTCCCAAGAACAAAATTAGCTGTTGGTTCATCGCTTACTGATGCTGTTAGAGTTTTACCTGTTGCGTCAATCAATTTTTTAAGACCTGGTGGGGATACTACTTTAAAAAATAAATATTTGGATGAAATCACAGGTTTAAATACAGTTAATAATAAAGGTACAAACCAACCTGGTAGAAACATTCAAATTGAGGACAAACCAAACGAATTTTACGTTAAACAAAATACTCTAAAAAGTGTAGACACTGGATTATTGGGTATTGAATCGATTCGTATTAAAAATACGAGAAATTTAACACCAACTGTTGAAATGACCCTAATTGATACTCAAGGTAGGGCTCTTTTTGAAAAGGGTGAAAATTCAGAATACGCGGCATTTTTTAATTTACCATATCCAACATTCTATCTTACCCTAAAAGGGTATTATGGAAAAGCCATTAGATATCAACTTATTTTAACTAATTTTTCAGCGGCTTTTGAAGGTAACACTGGAAACTATAGAATAAGTTTAAAATTCTATTCGTACAAATATACAATTTTAGCTGAGTCCCAAGTTGGTTCTTTGTTTGCAACACCATACATGTATCCATCAGACTTTAAGATTAGTGCCACACAACCACAAGCACCTGGTGTTGCAGCGGCTTCAAATAGTATTGCTACAGGAAATGGTGCAACAACACAAACGGTAAACATTAGAACCACAAAAGGTTATCAAATGATTAGGGATGTTTACAAAAAATATAAGGCAGAAGGTCTAATACAGTCTGATTTACCCGAATTATCATTTCCTGAGTTAAAGGCTCGTTTAGAAGCATTAGAAAAAAATATACAAATGAGTTTTGGTCAAGAAGATTTTACACCTCTTTCTGACGTTGATACTTATTTTACATTGTTAACCAAAATGAGGGATGATGTAACATCTTCAGACAATAGTTGGTTTTCAAAATACATAGACCAAAGCAAACCATTTATATTAAAATCAAATATTGTTGATGGACAAACAAATGTTATTACTTGGATATACAATCAAAAAACTCGTGAAACCGCTCAAACAAGGGAGGATGCTTACAATGAGTTAAGACAGATTATAACACAATATAAAAAAGACTTAACCGCCAATAAAACATTGGGATTGGGTGGTAGTTTTACTGTTGAAAAAGTTAAGTACGATTCTGAAATTAAACAGATAAAAAATATAACAATACGAACATCACCACCAAATGTCATAAATCCCGATTGTGTTAGAAAGTCTATTAGTTCTGAAGAAATTGATTGGTATGAAACATTCATATTAAGAAATCAACGAGAACCATCAAGTATTGAAGTTGCTAGGTTACAACTTCAAGAATCTGAGTTTTTTAAACCAATTGAAGAAGGAAATACTGACTCATTAACTTTTCCAACATATAATTTTGTTTTTGAAGGTAAAAATAATTTTAGTGGTATTGTTGATAAAATATTTGGAGAAATATCACAAAAGAAAGAACTTATTGTTATTAAATTAAGTGAGTTTCTTTCTAAAAAAATTGAAGGTGATGATGGTTTAGGATTTAAACCAACCATGAGAAATATTATGTCTATGATATTTGCCTCAGTAGAAGCGTTTTATAGGTTGATGGATGAAGTTCATTCACAAGCTTGGTCACAAAGATTAAATCCGATAAGAAAAAGAGCGGTTTATGATGGTTCTAAAACATCTGTAACCTCAGATAGTAAAGATTTGGTTCAAAAAACAAACGGTGATAATTTGGCGAGTATACCTGTATATCCATGGCCACAATATTTTGTTGAAACAAATTCTGACAATGGTGAACAATTTGAACTAAGGTATCCTGGTGACCCAAGAGAAATATCAAGAACTAGAGCGAACAATTTTGAAGTGTGGCCTGAAGTACAATTTGTTGAGGAATACATTAGGGGATTGGCACAAAGAACTTCAGTTCCGACTGGACCTTCATCAGACCAAAATGAAGGAAAAACTATTAACCGTTTATCGGTAAACGCGGTTGATTTCCCACTAACTAATAAACCATATAGTGATTATGATAGTGTAAAATACCTGTATGAAATATATGAAAGAGTTTTATTGGCAACATATTGGGATAGATTATCTAAACCAAATTCTAATCAATTAGAAGTTTATAAAGCCATATCGGATATTGAAGTTACAAACATTACTAAATCTCTAAATGGTTCAAGCCCGTATCTTACTAAAATTTTAAAGAACATTTCATTAAATCCTGTAAACTACTTGGCGGTACTTAGACAAATTTCAAATGACGGTACTGGTCCATCATGGCAAACATTTATTAGAGGTGGATTTACTTCGACATATCTTAGAGCAATTACCGATGTTGATTTTGAATTATTAAATAATTCTTACATTCAACCAGAATCAATATCAACTGCGTTAACAACTGAATCAATTTCAAAAGTTGAAGAGTATGTAAAATCAACAACGTCTAGTCAAACTGATATTACTGATTTATACCCTTTTGTTTATCAAAATTGGGCTACTAATAATCTTGCTAATTTTATATCATCAACAAATGTTTATGATACAACCAAAAGTTTGAATTTAAATCCTGAAAAGAAATTTATTACTAATTACATTTCCCCTGAAGAACAACTAAATAATAGACCTTTTGTTAATGGTTCTTTTTTATCAAGTAATTTACCTGAAAGTCAAGTTAGAAGTTTAGAAAATGATTTCTTCAACCAATTTTACATTGAAAAAAGAAGTAATAATGGTTCGGATTATTTTGTGACTGAAGGTTCTTTAAATTATTCAGGAAGGTCAAACCCGTTAATTACCGATTTTCAAACAACATCAATATTGAATACACCATTCTTTATGAATGCAATTCACGAAGGTGTTGTTAATGACAAAACAGTTGGGAATAATAATCCATATGTTAAAGCCGCTTATTTATTTTTAAATTCATTACCCTTATCAACTCTAAGAGAAAAATATAAAAATATTAAAGCCCCAAATTCATTAGACCAAGAAACTGATTTGGATTATATGTTTGCCACCTTAACAAAATTTGGTGGTATACATAAATTACCATACGCTTGGATTTTAAAGTATGGTTCAATTTGGTATCGTTATAAAAAATTCATTGATACTGGTGTTGATATATTAGATTCTGTTTGGACAAATTTACCGGCATCACAATATTATTCACCAAGTGGTAATAGTTTATTTGACAAATATACTTTTACTGGTCAAACAGGGCAACTATATAATATTGTTGCACAAGGAAGTTTTACAAATAACTCAATTCAAAGAGCCGACCAAAATATTGGATTTTATCCCCAACTAATTAACGATGTTTATTATTTTATTAGTGGTCATGATTTGTTTAGTGCGTATACCAATACTGAAATACAACAAGCTATTACGGACGGATTAAATGTTGGTCCAATACCATCTTCAGCAATACCACTACCAACAGGATATGATAACGCACAATCTAACAGAACACTTAATTTAAATGGGTGGTATGCAACATTTGATACTAAAAACTCACCAAGATTTAAATCGTTCCAATTAAACAAAACAATGGTGTTACCAAGTTTTGGTACTTTATATAATCAAATTGTTGGTGAGTGTTTTACACTGACACCAAGTGGATTACAGTTAAAAACCGAGACGTTCAATAACAGCGCGGTATACAATGGTAGTGCAAGAAGTTTTTGGGCGGCATCTAATTATGGATACTTTGAATTACAAAATATTATAAAACCAAATTACAAAGAATATTTTAAAGAAGTTTATTCTGGCACAACACCTCAAGAAACTTTTAAATTAGGTCAAAAGTATACAAATTTTGAAGAGATATTTGGTGTATTTAAGACACAAATCTTAGATACTTTTGAATCTGAGTTTTTAAAATTCTCACAATCATTTAACGATGTCGATTCAACAATTATTAGTGATAATACCTTTGTAAATAGAAACTTCCAAGCCTTAATGAGTCAAATATGGTTGACCGAACCCGTAGATAATCA